GATTGATATAATGAATCCATGAACGGCAAGATCCCGTCATATAGATGCGTGTGGGAGTCGCCAAGGGGAGTACAAAACGAGCACACTCCTTTGCAACCTCCGACTCAAGGAGTTCCTTGTAGAGTTCCTGGGCAGCGTCAAAGTGATCCTGAATCTTTGCATACAAATGAATCTTCAGATCTGTAGGAAGATCGTCAATGGAGTTCTGACGATTTTTGGTATCCTGACGACGAAGTTCAGGCAAAGGAATATCTTCTCCTAGAAGATTGGTATCTGCATACCGTTGCGAAAATTCCTGGAATGTAAACGAACGGTGTCGAAGAATCTGGGCCGCGATACCACGATTCGTTTCAATCTCTAAGGTCATAGAAGACTGTTCAAAAACAGACCAATGATTATGCTTAATACAATAAGCAAGCAACTTGGCATAGTTTTGGTTGTCTTGATTCGCAGGATTAGAAACTCGCGCAATATACGCCATTGTTTGTTCTGCATCGGGAGTGATAGAAATCAGTTTTACAGTCATTTAATTCCTCAGTCAGGGTATCCATCATCGTCTTCAAAGATCTCATCATAATCTGAGATGTGATCTTCATTTTGTTTTACTTGTCTATAAGAATCTGGATCAGAATAAATCTCTGATTTTAATGCACCTACAAGTGACTCCAGATTTCTTACAATCAATTTAAGTCTTTCTTTGTCCATGATTATGCATAATCTCTTACTATTTTACTACAAAAAAAGGGAGGTGTAAACCTCCCTGACAATTTTACTTATATAACCATTGAATATAAAAAGATAATAACATCGTAGTTAAAGCAATCGCAGCAGTAGATGAAACTATTATTTGTGCGACTGAGAACATCATTTTGCTCCTACTAGTTGTACTAGTTGTGCTAGTTGTGCTTGATGACGACGCTCTTCTTTTTGTTTTTGGTCTTTAATGAGTTGTAGGAAGTTTAGCTTTTTCATTGTGCTACCTCCTGATTCTTGCAGGGACGGTAGGCAACACCACGATATGTATTCTGTGGATGTGCTGGTGCATGTGTTTGGGAATACCACTTACGGTATTCTTCTTTAGGGGTATCAGTGTTATACTGACAACCACGATAGGTTGCTTGTGACATTAGGTTTTCTCCTTAGTTTTTGAGGTTAAAGAGCGTTCCTTCAGTCGGCTTTTGCGTCTATGAAATTACAAGTTCTTGGAGATCCTTCTTTAAAAATCTGAATGAGTTCAGATCTTGCAGGCTCATCCATTTTCAGTTTTACATTACCAATAAGTCTTTGAGCTTGTACACAAGTCCAGAGAATTGTTTCCATAGATGAACGATCCGTTCCGAGTCGGCTTACTTCCGTCCTATTAAATTGTTCAGCACTTAAGTTTCACAACATCCTTTCGGAGTTCTAAAAGCAGTCGGTCTTCTCTTCTTTGGTCTACTACATCGTCGTTTTTAACGATGTCCATTAGTTCCCACGCTGCGTCGCAACTTATCGTAACTTGATTAGTTTGAGCAAGTTGTGGCGTAGAAATAGAAAGAAGTGGAACCCATGCTAAAAGCAAAAGTGCTTTAGTCATAGGATGAACGATAGGAGGTTAGTATACTCCCATTCATTTTATATAGTCAAGCAATTTTGTAACTTTTGTTACCAAATTAAGATTAATTAAGAGTTTATTTTGGCTTCCAGTTCATTAATCCTACTAAACTCACTATAAGCCTGTTCAGATCTTTCATGGAGAATATCCATCAGATCATCATAAATCACATCAATGTCCACATAGTCATTAAAGTAAGTTTCAAGAGCTTCCCTAAGGTATCTTTTACGATTCCATTCTGGGGAATAGGGTTTGTATTCCATGATAAGGGTGATTATATGCAGGTATTATAGGTTATTTAAAGTCAATTGTCAATCTCTCTGTCTCCAATCATCTGGTTTATCTTCAGTCCACCAGTCAACCATATCATCTACACTATCAAACCCACGCTTACCGAAACGATCAAATCCAGTTCCACCAATATCAAGTTGATTTAAAAAATCATCCATATCACCTTCTTGCATATTGGGATTTTCTGCAGTTCTTCTTGCTTGACGAAGCATTGTTCCTGCAGTGCGATTTGCTGTTCCAAGTTTTTCAGCCCAAATCATATCTTCCAAACTCACCTCTTCATGCTTGGCAATCTTACTGCAAATACCTTCCAAGCGTAGGCGATATTGTGTAGAGAGCATGTATAATCTCCATATAGGGTTATTTAGAACACTATTATATCATCTTTCAATATAACTTAGTGTATGGTTTGTTGCATATAGTTGTTCTATGATCATATCGCAACCAATTTTCGGATCGCAATCTCCACATGTATAAACATCACAAGCAGCTTTACCATCTTCAGGCCATGTATGGATACTTATATGACTTTCAGATAACAAACATAAAACGGTAACTCCTTGTGGATCAAACTTTTTAAAAATAGTTTGACATACCGTTGCACCACTTGCAGATGCTGCTTGTTCTAAGAGTTCCATAAGATAATGCTCATCGTTTAGTAAAACGAATGAGCATCCAAAGAGATTTAGAAGATAGTGTTTGCCCATCTAAGTAGGATTATCCTCCTGATCCTTAAGTAAACGACTTACGATTTGTTCCCTTCCGTCCATCATGGCCACTGTGTAAATAGAAGATCTCATATACCTTTTGATTTTTTTATACTGTTTTTTAACTTCTTTAAGAGCATCAAGATTCATCTCGACGTTCATATTACCAGAAATTACTTTGGCCTCTTTTTCTTCACATCCGATGCTTGATATCCCCAAGTTTTCGGATTCACTGTTCCCTCTGTCCATTTAATACCTCTCACATCTCTGTATTTGTCCCAGTAATAATTAAAAATTTCAGCCTGGGATCCACACTGAACTACATCATATTGAATAGAATCGTCTACTCCATACGCTACCAAATAAGAATTTCTTGGTAGATCTTTATTTTTGGCAACGGATGGATCACAATCCCCATGAATAATATTCACAGACATATCACGAACGATTCCCCCACTGGATGTCAGGATAAGCCTCAGAAACAAGTTCTTTGGTGATATTATATTTAGTTTGTAATTTTTTGTCCTTTACAAGACATAACACTTCCGCCTCTCCAGGATGGAAAGATTCTAGTAGATTAATAAACATAGTTTCCTTACGGAGTCTGTTCATTGCATCATTACCACCCTTCACAAAATTATAGAATTTAGTCCATTCTTTACGAATGTTAGAGGATGGAGCAACTCGATCTGCATCTTCCTTAGGTTGAATGGGAACTTCACCTTCAGGAAGAATAGATTGAATACTGGGATCAAAGTTCCAAATCAAAAGAGCTTTGATAAAGTTTTCATTGTATTGTTGAAGAATTCCAATCTTCTTTTCCTTAGTTCTTTCTGCAACAACAGCCGCAAAGATCTCATGAACATAAGAACTTGGAGTCAGTTCAATCTTCTCTACGGCTTGAGTCGTCTTAGGAGTTGGTGCCGTCTTTGCGACAGGTTTTTTAGTAGTTGTTGATGTAGATCTCCTACTAGTCGTCGTCTTCTTCGTAGTCGTCATAGCTATTTTCAAATCGTACTGCAATTACTTCGTCGGGAATAAGATTCCCATTGTTATCAAACATTTCTGGATGAGCAAACACTTGTTGCGGGGTGGAGAAAACTACATGTTCTTTCCATAACCAACCAACTACACCACCAACTATCAAGAACATGAATGATATTAAACAAAAGATGGCAACTAAAGGTGTTGTCATGGCCCTACCTCCGAGAGATTACTTTTTTTTGATATCTAGTGAAAAGTTTAGATAAAAGTGAATCTCTCTTCTGAAGAAAGAAACCATTTTACCAAAACTGAATTGAAACGTTTTTGGTGCCTCAGGGTCTCTCCTCCTTTTTCTTAACAATAATTCCACACCTCTATTTATGTGTAGCTCTTTTGGCTCACTCATACTTAAATTACTGAAAGTTCTTTCAGATATTGAATTGTATCTGTACAACCTCCAAGATGTTTATCATCCATCACAACCTGTGGAAATGTGGATCCCTCACCAAATTCAGAATAAAACTCTTTTTTATTAAAATGTTCATCAAGAGTGTATACAACATAGTCCTTTCCACAAAGTTCAAGGACTTGTTTTACTTTATAACAATACGGACAATCTTGTTTTGAATAAACAGTGAACTTCATTTCATTTGTTGTGTTTTGTAATATTTAGAGTTGTGATTTATAATCAATAATACACCAAAAATTGCAATGTGTCAATGTATATTACTCCGCCATAGGATGACCATTACGCCATTTTGTTGTGTCAGGTGGATCACACTTTGCAGCCCAAGACCTCACAAGAAGTTCGGTAAACAACTCCATTTTTTCTGGATGAACTGCCGCTGGATTTTCATTAATAGCCTCTTTGAGGGCAACCAATTCTTTCCACTCCGCATCCGTAAGTTGTTCAGTCTTGGATTGCGAATAAGTCATGAAAACTCCTTTTAATTGTGTTGAAATTCTAACACCTAATTATATGACTATCTATAAACTTAATAATCTCTTCGGGATTGCGTTACAGAACTTAAATATTACCGCGATCCTGTTCTTTTTGAAGAAATTCAATATACTCTGGTTCAAAGAAACTTAAATGTCTTTGACACATAATCATACCAGTAACATTACATGCATAAAGAGTAGAATTATATTTACAAGCTGTCCAAGTTAACATCAAATAATTATAGAGTTCTGGATATTCATCTTTGTGTGGTTTTACGAGATTTACAAGATCCTCAAGCATTT